CTGCAAGCAACTGTGCTTTACGAGCAGACCATTCTCCAGGGTCTCCACCCTTAGAACCAGCCTTAATCTTTTTAAACAAAGAAGCACGCATGCCAGGCTTAGTGTAATTACCTGCAGCGTTGACTTTAGACTTTGCTTTTTTTGCTACCATTTGACTTTATCCGCCCAATACGCTGCGGACATCTTGCCCTTAGCAATGTTCTTAGCATGACGTGCTTTAAATGATTTCTGACGGGCAGTAGGTTGTCTATCACCAGTCACACCCTGTTGACCAAAGCGAATAGTCTTGACCGTGCTACCTTCTTTAGCCACAACTACGTGGCTCTTCTTGGGATGGTTTGGTGTACGCTTAGGCTTATTAAAGCCTGATACTCCTGCTCGCTTTAGTCTTGGGTCTGTCATTATTATCCTCTTGTGTATTTACCTTTTGAGTCAAACTTATCTGAACGTGTACCAGAACTTCCCTTAAGAATTGCTCTAGCGGCTTCTACTAATTGCTTATCCCAGTTACTACTGGAAGAATTAGCATTTGCTTTTGCAGTAGCAGCATTCTTTGGACCGCGCTGTTGATAATCTATTGCTGCGCCGATACCAGTTCCTACTGCAGTTGGGATGTCGCGAACTTCACGGGCTACCGTTTTGACTCGCTTGACAACCTTGTTAACAGGGTTTGCCATTTAGTACTTCTTGCCCATCTTCTTCATAGCCATCTTCTTTGCTGTTTTTTTAACAGCCTTCTTCATTGGCTTGCCAGTCTTCTTAGCCTCGGCCTTAGCCATTGCCATTCCTTTTGCTGTGTATGCGAACTCTTTCATTCCTACTTTTGGCATTATGCTTGTCCTATCTCTTTCATTACTGCTGCGGTTGATTGGTTTACGTGTTTTGCATCTGGCATTGAATTAGCATTGTATGGCTTATTCAATACTTCGGAGGCGCGCTCTGCCTCACGAATCTTCTCCATTGTAGTGCCACCAGGCTGTATGCCCTGGGCCTTAGCGTTAGCATATGCAGATAGTTCGTTTTCAAAACGCTTACGAGGAGCATTCCGCTGACTATTGGCATCGCCAGTATTCATTTCAAGAGTACCTACCTTGCAACCAAAGCATCCTTCAACAAATTCAGGATGTGTTTGTATGCGGTGTAAATTCATGTGTCCCCTATATTGCTGTAAAGTTTGCTTCCGTCACCCCAACGCCACCAGCAATAAGTGCTGCCTTTGTTGTATCATCTACAGTGTACTTGCTACCACCAAGATATACTTCTTGGTAAGTGTCCAAGTCACCATCGTATGGATAACGAACCTGACGGTAAGTTCCATTAACTCTGATGACACTAATTCCACGTGTTAACTTGTAGAATGTAAAGAGTCGTTGAACTCCTTCTAATCCTTCATCGACAGTTGGTGTCTCGAAGATATAATCTGTCATGACTCCTCCTTTAGTGGACTCACCATAAGGCTGGGTTTCCCCAGCCCTACAGTCAATTAACTACTAGAGAGCAGCGATTGATGAACCTGATGTGATTCGGTATAGAGCCTCATCGCGGTAGACTGCAAAGCCAAGTACGCCGTACCAACCCATTGGGCGGAAGCGCATCAACTTATCAGTTACGTTACCGATAACTACGTGTGGTTCTTCTGCTACGGCTTCTGCCATTGCTTGTGAACCGCATGCGATTGTATCGAATACGCGTGTTACAGGTGTAACAGTAATAACTGTTGATACTGTAACTGCAGCAGAGTTAGCAACGTCAACAGTAAATGTTGTTGTTGAACCTGATGTTGTGATTGCAGTAATCTTCGCAGATGTTCCTACGCCTGTTCCTGAAATCTTATCGCCAACCTCAGCGCGTGTTGCAATAACTGCAGATGAAGCAACGCCGAATGTGAATCCTGCTGATGTTCCTGCAACTGTTACTGCTGTTGTTGTCAATGCTGTCTGGTCTGCACCTGACTTAGCGTTGTACAAACGTGATGACTCTACGAAGAATGCGCCTTCGTACTCACCGATTTCTCCAGCCCAAATCTTGCTTGATTCAGAGGCAGACTGTGACTGTGGGTAGCGCCATCCAAGGTCGCCTGTCTCTGCACGAAGGTCGTGTGAAACTTCTGGGTGAATACCAACCCAGTATGCATTGCCGCGACGGCCCTTTGCCTTGTTCGAACGCAACTTAGCAACAGCCTTACGGATGTCTGCTGAGTCTAGCGTGTCTGCAGCATCAACGTTAGCAACTGCTGTTGCGTTACCTGCGTAGATGTTGTTTGTTCCTGAGCGTAGAGTTGTCATTGCAACTGAGTCGATAGAATCGGCTAGGTTGTAAGCAATGATGTTTGCGATTGCTGGGTCTACATCTGCTAGAGAGAATAGTTCCAATGCGCGTGTTACAAGTACAGCGTTACCGTACTCGTTAAGTGTTACAGTAACAGATGTTGGTGTTGACAATGCTACTGCATCTGGGTCAACTGTCTCTGTTAGTGTTGATGTCTTTGCATCTAGGTCAACGTACTTCTGTAGAACTACAGTTGAACCTGGGATTGCTTGCTTTGCTGGACGCTTATCTGCGACAGAACGAATTAGGGGTTCTGAACGGAGAGCGAACTCGAGAAGGCGGTCATATGCCTTCTGTACGAGACCTGCGCCACCTACTGTACCACCGAATGAGGTGGACGAGGTATCTGTATAGGCGTTTGCCATTTGTATTAGTCTCCTTGACTATGAACGGATATTATTGTTGACCTTGCATTAAAGCCATGAGTTCTTCCATTGAACTTGCATTGTTCATGCGTTGCTCGATGTCTTGTGCTCGGTCTGGTGTAACGGCATTTTGTGTCATTACATCTTGCTGACGTAGTGTAGCGAGATTTTGACTATCTGGTTTCTGAGAAACTTCAATGCCAAATAAGTCAGCGTTATCATCTAGCCAGTTTGTAACTGACTCTTCTGAGAAATCACCGTCTAAATCCTTGAGGATTAGACGCGCTGCCTTCTGGTTTACACCCTTTTGTTCTAAGATTGATTTGACGGTTGACTCACGCTGCGCCTTGGAAAATCCCTCAAGTTGCTCAGTGAGTTCCTTAATACGCTTTTCATCAGCACGCTTGGCTTTTCGTAACTTTTTAAGTAAGTCACTGCCGTCCATTTGCGCCTCATTGTCGGTATCGAGGTCGTCGTCATCTTCATCCCAGTAGTTGTTGCTCATAGCAACCCACCCTTCTATTCGTTGTAGTTCGCAGGCCTCAGTTCAGTTCGGGGAAACTGGCTGGCTCCTACTTTCGGTCTATTACTCTGACGGGGCCGATAGGTCCGTTCAGGATTTTAGTATTGTCCTACGCTTGATGTCGTAAGACTTGTTTTGTTTGTACCGCTAGAGCCGCTAAAGGCTGCTATTTCGCGTGCAGTAAGTTTTTGACGCTTACGTTGCGCTGATGCCAAACTATTGAATACTTCTTGCTCACCTTCGGCTTGTCGGTATTCGTCCAATGTCGTCCCATAGATATCGGATAGTTTTTCAGCAGTCGGAAGAATGTCTGCAATAGTTGCATAGCCCTTACGTGCTTCGGCTTCGGTAACACCTTGTGCTGCTAGTTGCTCGGCAACTGATACTCCAGCGGTAAGTCCCTGACGTCCTGCTGCTACACCAATCTCTGATGCTGCAATCTGGCGTTCAATCTTCTGGAACTGCTGTTGTGGGTCAAGTACATAGGCAACCATATCTGGTGCGCCAATACCGTAGTATTGCTTAAGTTGAGCAACAATAGCAGGGTCTGCATTCTGCACACGCTGCACTGCTGTAACAACACGGTTGGAAAGTTCTGTTGGTGACATATCATTAGCGATGAATTGTCTTACGTATGCATCATTATCAAACTGCTTTAGTCCGTAAGCACGTAGTACTTGACGGTAAGAATCTTCAACATTGACATACTCGGCAGGGGTTAACACTGCTAAGCCCTTCTTAAGGCGGTCAGCGTTTGCTGCAAATCGTTGCTGATATTCTGGCGTCTCTTGCAACTGTAAAGTAATTGTTGCCTCTGTTGCACCAGCGATAGCAAGTTCTTTAATCTTATTTGCAAGTCCAGTAAGACCATACTTGTTAAAACGGTCTGCCATAGATGAGTAAATACTAATGCGTTCATTGTACTTAGCAGCATCTGCTGCTGCTTTGTCTGCTGCAGTATTTCCTGAAAGTTGTCTTGTTAATGCAGCAATTTGGTCTTGTAATGCTTTGAGAGAAGCGTTGTTTCCAGCATTGGCTGCTGCAAGTGCTGCTGCCGCTTGGGCTGCCGCTAATGCTGCTGCTTCTTGTGCTCGACGCGCTGCTTCTGCTTCTGCCGCACTTGTTGCTGCTGCTGCTGCTGCATCTGCTGCTGCCTTATCGGCTGCAGCCTTATCTGCTGCTGCTTTTGCAGCCGCTGCAGCATCTGCTGCTGATGTATCTGCTGCTGATGTATCTGGTGCAACTGCTGGAGTACTTGTTGGAACAGAAACTGGAAGCCCTAAGTATACTTTTTCTGTATCAGTTAATGGTTGACCAGAAGACAACTTTCTAACAGCGGCCTGTCCTTGTGAAGGTGTCAAAGTAGGGTTATTAGGTACCGTGTCTGAACCACCATCAACCATCATTCTATTTGGATTGTATCTCATTACATCAATCCCCAATCCTTCATAACTTTATACTGCAAAGAATCAATTGAGTCTCTAGCATTATTTGTAAACTGCCAGCGAGCATCGGAACGCAAGTCTGATTCAAATTGCCATAGTGGCATTACCTGTGGGCCACCAGCATCTTTAGTCTTTTCAAATCCTCTGTACTGCAAAGCCTTCATAAGAGTTGGGTCGTCGTATCCAATAGAATCAGCATCAATTTCAAGAATATTAGCCATTGAGGATTTGTAAGCAGATGCTAAAGCATCCATTGTTACGCCCTTCATAATCTGGTCTGCAAACCCTGGGTACTTGCTTGCTGATTCAATCTTAATTGCTTCTTCAACTTCTGAATCTGTGATACGGTTTGCAAATAGGTCTGCGCCCCACTGATTGTACTTAGCCTCAGTATATGACAAACCATAAGAACGAGCAAGGGTTTTAAAATCTTGCATTTGGCCGAGAATAGTTCCACCAAACTTACCACCATAACTATTTGTTAAAGTAATAGATGAATCTAATTGGGTATCAGTAAGATTACCAGCATATGCTTTCTTAAGCAAATCAGTAAGTTCATTATCTTCAACTCGAAC